GTAGTCATCTGTTTTAACTAATTTATTATATAGTCTCTTTGCACCCATTTGAGATAAACCAGATTTTACAACTTTTCTACCACTTCTACCTTTACCATCTTTATCAACATAAACAACATACTTTTCTTCATTAACGGATTCTTTATATCTCAAATCTCTCTGTATAGTCCAATCTAAATCATTATAAATATCATAAATATTACCAACTAATTTTCTAGCTAACTTTCTATCATCTTTTTTAGCAGCTGCAACGACATTTTTCAAAACTTTTGCCAGTTGGTTTGCTTGTTGTTGAACTTTCGGATGATTGATAGCTTCATTTACGGATTCTCCTAACCTATTTTTTATCATAGTCATAGTATCTCCCCACCAATCTTGTACTTGACCACCTCTACCCATTTTGATTCTTCTTATCCAGACATCATTATATTTGGCAGAAACTTCATGAGAATGGTCATCAAGCCATTGACCAATAGCCCTTACCCTATCCTTATTACTTTGACCTTTTTTTACAACCTTTCTACTTATCATATCCTTTACAGCTTTTTCTGTATTTTCCTCTACTGGTTCAAGATCAACAATTTGAATTTTGGGTTTGCCATTTACAAAAATAACATTAAGTTTTTTACCTTTTTTAGCCAACATCTGACCATAAGTGGCTTCAAGCATTTCTTTTTTAGAAAACTTATCTTTAATTCTTTGCCAGATACCCTTAGCTTTATTATGAGCAGAAGGATCTTTTTTAGCATAAGAAGGTTGACGAGCAGTATTTACAGATACTTTTTTACCAGTTTTAGCTTGAATAACTGCACTTTGTGCAGCTGCAATAGCAGCTGGGTTTTCATTGAGTTTAGCTTCTTTCTTTAACCGACTTTTTTCAGCTCTTCCTCGATTTTTAGATTGTGCCTCGAATCCCACGATTTTTCCCCCTTTGTGTGATGCGTCTTTACCATCACCATTTCCATAAGTACCTTTCTTACGATTGTACTTATTTAATTCAGCTCTGTATTTCTTAGCTTTCGTAGAAGATTGAAACTTCTTATACTCAGCTTTATAATCTCTCTTTTTAGCTGGCATTATCCTCTCAGTATATCGTTGATAACTGCTTCGACTTTACCATATTTGGTATCACGAACTATATTATTTTCCACACTCTCATTCATTGGATACATAAAAGCACCATGTGTTGATGGATTACTTACGAAATCGAAAGCGATTAATTCAAAATCATCTTGTACTTCTTGTGCACCACTTTCCATCATAGTTTCAACTGAACCCATACCACGAGAACTTATACCTAACTTAATACCACTTTTAAATAACTCTTTTAAAATATTACCAGCTGGCGTTCCAAGAACTTCAACTGTTCCAACCAAATCATCACCATTCCAACTCATCTCTGTAATGTTATGAGATACATTAGCCAAATTAACAACAGAAGATTCTGGATGGTCAAGTTCTCCCATAGCTCTTTTCTGTCCAATAAAATTTTCAAAATACTTTTTAGCCTCACGCATTAATATATCTTTTGGATACACTCTACCATTTTGGTTTTTTGTGTCAGCTCTTTGTAGAACACCTTTGACAATAAGCTTTCCATTATTTTCTTTTATAGCCTCACTTATCTGATGTGGCTGTATTTCAAATGGTAGATAATCTACTATTAATTGTTTCATTTTAAGCTCCTAAATATTTTGTCATAATTCTCTTTAAATATACGAGGATTAAGTTTTTTCTTTGATTCCCTTATTTGTTTATATCGCTTTCCGTTGAATGTGATTGTTTCGACATATACACCTAACTCCTGACCTTTTTCTTCATACGCATCACGCACCTTTTCATATTTTTCATATTCTTCTAATGCCTTTTGAGCTCTATCTGATAAATATTCTGCTTCTTCTTCATCATCACTAAAAGCTGCAGATGCTGCATCTCTTTCTGCAGCTTCATAAGCATCTCTTGCCTTGTAATACATAGACTCTACTTCATCCATTTCCTTATCCCAATCTTCTTCATTTGTAGGTAGACCATTTTCATCTCTTTCTGAATCACGAGGTGGATTTAAATCTTGTAAGATTGTATCTTTTGTTTCCTGATCAACTTTGACATCAGATGATGTGGGGATTCCCTTTCCAACTGTATATTTGACGGGTTCAACATCATCAGCCCCATCATCACCACCTTTCATAAGAGATTCTATTTCGTCTTTCATACCTTCAAGACTTTCGCCTTTTTTCAATGCATTTTTAATTTTTTCATTACCCAAAACTCTATCCAACGCAGATTCCAGTTCTTCCTTTGAATCAAAACTCATATATGAAATTGGACCTTGCATAGCATCCTCACCCTGTACACCAACACCATACTTTCCATCATCGTAGTTTACTGTAATTTGATTGTCTCCCTCATACTCACCACCAGCTCCGATATTAACACGATTCAAACCTTGTTCGTTTCCAGCTATTTCGCTATCTATTCCGTATTTTTTGGATACATCTTCAGCAGATCTGATGGCTTGTTCTATTTTATCTCTTTCATCATCTTCATCATCTTCATCGTCATCTTGCTTAAATAAGTAGTTTGGATCTTCTTCACGATCGTCACCATCTCTACCGAAATCATCTACAGATTTACCTTTTGACTTATCTTTTGTTTTGCTTGGTTTATCTAATGGTTCATGTGATCCACCTTTTACAGCAGCATCGTATGAATCTTGTGATTTGAATACAACGACTCTACCTGTTTCTTTTGACCTTGCTTTATATGTGTCAGCTTCTATAATCAATTTAGTTATATCTGATAATTTTATCATTACTTCTCTCCGAAAAACCTTTCGTAATTTTCTTTTAAAATGTGCTTCTTTGATTCTCTTATTGGCTTGTATTGCTTTCCGTTAATATTGATTGTTTCTTCATAAAATTCATTTCCTGTTGCCTTTGCTATTATACGAGCTTTTTCTTCATCACTATCAGCAAACTTTAAATCATCTGCTAAATCACCATGCCCCATATCTGTTAATTCTTGATGAGCACTATCGGCATCGAAACCTTGAGCAAGATTATTTGCTAATTGTCCAGCTTCTTCATCATCTTCGATTGAACCTGCATAATCTGGTTCTTGTTTATCAGCTTTTGGTTCAGACTGTGGTTCAGCTTCTGGCTCGTCACCATCTCTTGAGAAATCTGATTTACCAGATAGTTTTCCAGCAGAATCTTCATCATCTTTACTGTCACCACTATCATCGTCAAAATCCATATCACCCTCTTGTGACCAATGTTGTGCTTTTTCTTTATCGTCAAAGTATTCTATATCCCCGTCATAATTTCCAGCCCACTTACCACCATCAGTTTTGTATACTTTTTCATCATCCTCATTGATAAATTCGTTCATCATTTTTTTATAGGATCCTAAGATTTTCATTTGTCTTTCTCCATCATAATTTCGTGTTTAAGACTTTCCAATTGTTCTATCCATTGGTTAAGTCTCCTTAACATATAATTCTTCGTTACTTCTTTTTTCTGTATTTCAACCTGCCATCTTTTTAATAGAGTTGAAATACTAAAAAGAGTATCCATATAGGATTTCTTTCTATCTTCAAAAGGCATTTTACACTCTTACTGTAACTGACCAACTTTATTTGCTAGTTTTACTAACCTCTCACTTATTTTGTGTAACGCCTTATGTGTATTCTTCCAATATGACCCTGAATTGACATTCAATTCATTTTTTAAACGGACATTCATCTTTACTAATTTTTCTAAATTATTCAACCCGTCACGAACCTCTCTCATTGAACGGCCGATTTTTTGTTTTGGAGTCATTGACTCATCATTTCTATAATCGTGATACTTTCCTTCCTTAACTACATTGTATCCAGTAGAATTAGTGGAAATTTCTTTCTTTTTCTTCTTTTTATTCCCAAAGGCTTTTGGAGTCTTTGGTGGACCTTCCCCACCATCAATAGCACCAGTAACAGTAGCCTCTCTAAGCTCTTGTTGGATTAATTCACGAATAATCTCTTTAAGTTTATCCATTTTTGACATTTTTAAGCTCCTTAACTAATTGGTAATACCTCATTAGTGTAACTACTTGCTTATCTTCAACGATTCTTCCTTTCATAAGGGTATCTGCTTGATTTACAGCTTCGTTTAGCTTTATTTTTGTAACTTTATCATCAACTGTAGGTACAAATGATTGGAGTTGTTTTTTTACCCTTGCAGTTTCAGATTCTATGAATTCTTTTAGAGAATTTGTGTTAGAAATGTTGTTTATGTACTCTTTGAGTAGTTTTTTCTGTGCTACACTCAAAGAACTATACTTTTTATTGAATTTTTCGACTAATATGCCGTATGCCAGTAATCTCAAATCCTTTTCTTGCTTTTTATAGCCTTCAGTAATGGCTTTTTCTTTCTTTTTACTAGAAATTGTCTTTCTTGTAATATGTTCTACTATGGTAAAACGATTTTCAGTTTTTTGAGCTGGATTTTCATTTTGATTGGAGTTAAAAAGTTTAAAAATGGAAGCATTCACTTTATAATTAGGAATTCTAGCCATAAAAAAATCACTTACATTATAATTTCTCTTAATTTCTTTAATTAAATTATATTTTTCTCTTTTTAGTTGAGAATTATTTAATTTTTGTCGTGTAGAAATAACGGCATCTACTAAATGATTGGCTTTTATTTCAGATTTATAATTTTCTGTAGTTAATACCTTATATAACTCATACTCTTTTCCTAATTGAGTCTTTTTATTAAAAAATTCTTTAAGAATTTTAGCTGCTTGAGCTTTTTTATTGTTATTCAGTACATCAACCGTAATTTGTCTTGTCAGCAACTCAAATAAAATTCCTGTATTACGAATTTTTGAGTGCTTTGTATTTGAACTCATATTAAACTCCAATCATTTATACAATTCTTCATATATAAATATATCATTACTTAATTTTTGTTAGTATTAACAGAAGATACTTCTGTTTTATATTCTTTTTCAACATCTGATGACTCAGATAATAAAGATTTTGCACTATTTCCTAAATGTTTAGTTAAAGTTTCATAATGTGCTTTAGCAACTCCACCATAAGCAGTCTTTTTACTATGACTACCTAATGGATCTCTACCTCTCGCACCACTATCTTTACTATACTTATTAGCTTCTTTAGGTCGACCTGCTCCATCCCATCCACCTTCAGGTGAACCACCCTCATCATCTAACTCATGACCAGTTCTTCCCATAGCTTGATCAGATGGTGTTCCTTGTGACTGACCACTTTTAGCTGGATCATTACCTTCCATTTCAATTTGGGAACGTCTAAATTTATTTTTATAATCAAAAACTATTTGTTCATCTTGCTCTTTAATATTATCATCAGTAAAATTAAAGATATTTTTATAAATCCATTCTGTAGAAAGAATACCATCAGCTAACATTGATGATGCTAATGATGTTTTGTTATTCCACAACTCAATTTTTTCCTGTTCATAGATTGTAGATGGATTTGTAAGTGCCAAATCAAAATTAACAAGTTCTTGATCTCTATATCCTTGAGCATACAAATGAACAACAGCAATCTTAGTCAATTCACTAACTACGATTCTTTGTATTCTTTCGATTGTTCTGGCAAACCTAACATCTTCAGCTGCTAATGTAGCTTTAGAACCCAATCCTTCCTCATATCCTAAGAAAGCTTTAGGTACTCTAAGTGACGCTAGCATTTTATTTTTTAAATATTCAATATCTTCAACTGCCTCATAAGTTAAACCACTCAAACTTTCAATTGCTGTTCCACTATCGCCACCTCTCACAGGTAAGAAAAAATCTTCCGTTAAGTTTTGAATGTTATATCGTAAATTATAGTCACCTGTTTTCTCATCAATAACAGGAGCCTTCTTCATTTTATTAACTACTTGTTGCATATAGTTATCAACTTCAGCGGGTGGTATATTACCAATATCTAATTTGAAAATCCTCTTTTCAGGAGCTCTCATAATTCTATGTATCAACATAGCATCTTCCATAAGGGTTAATTGTTTCCACACCTTTCTACCAGCTTCCAACATAGAACGACCATAAGGTACATAGTTGGCATCTGAAAGTAATCTGAAATGAGCTATTTCATAATTTTCAAATGTCAATTCTTCTTGCTTTCTCAAAGTATGACGATTTGCATCTGTATTTGGTGTTAATAAAAACTGAACAAGTTGTGGATTATCTTCATCGTGCCCTTCAAGTCTTGCTATATCATAAGCAGACATTGGTGTTACATTAACAATACCATATTTATCAGCAATTTCTAATTGTAAAAAGAAATCACCATATTTGTTCATATTACGAATCCATGGCCAAAGATTAAATTCGATATTTATAACATCATAAAAAAGGTTATGTAAAATATCATAGATATTGTCATTATCAGTTTTTATAGATAATATCTCACCATATTCATTCTTCATTGTAGATTCATCTGAATATATATCCAACGCAGAAGCAACTATAGCGTCAGAATCCATTGACTCATAATCTCTAAATACTCCCAATCGTAATTGTTGTTGATATAATTGATCACCATATCCCCATTGTTGAACAGATCCTGCGCTACCATATAATTTCTGATATCTGTCTACTAAATTAGTTTGGACATAACCTTGTAATTTTCCTGTATCTACAACTTTGAGTTTTCTACCACCAATATTTCTAACAATTGTATTAGTAGAAAATAATCGTTTTAATCTTGAAAATATGTCTTTTTGTGCCATTTTTTACCTCTTATCTAATTAACCAATCTAATGATTCCTTTTCGCCATTGGGTCCTACTTCCATTTCCCAAGAATCATTTTCATAGGTTGGTTTTATTGGTATCATCTGTGAAGATACACCACTTAAAGTTCTCTTAGTTAATTCTATGCCTTCATTTCTTAACCTTAATGCAGTATCTCTTACCCAAAGAGTCAAAGCAAAACTCATAACTAAGTCATCGTTATATCCCTGCATCGCTTCAGCTTTATTATTGTTATATATAAATACAAAAAGTTCATCAATTAATCGATTTGAACGAGCAATTACCGACTTTTCTCTGAAATATTCCTCTAATTTAGATACAACCAATGGTCTTGTTTTCATTGTCATACTAAATCCAGCAACCATATTCCTATCTGATACTCTATACTTATTAGACATCTGATGTTCTGTATCTACATACTTTAAATCTTTACTCATATAAAATAAATTCTCATAACCTCTATCAATACATTGTTGTAGAGCAGCCCAACCAATGTTATTATTTTCAACCACCAATAAAGCGTTATTATATTCTGTGGCAGTATTTACACATAAATTACCAAAATCTTTAGTGGACATTCTACCTTTGTATTCTGCTACTTGTTCCATTGACTCTATTTCCATAACATGAAATGCTGAATAATCTGTACCATCTCCTCTACTAACATCAGCACTCAATACATAATCTTTTGTATAGTTTGCTGGTTGCCATATCCAAAGGTTACTATCTACTCCTCTCTTTTCTAATGGATCTTGTACATGCGTTTCTCTGTACTCCTCTAATATAACACCGTCAATTACAGTTTGACCTGAAGTGATAAAGTCACAATCACATTCTTGAGCAGCTAAAGAAGGACCTAATAATTTATCTTGTTCTTTTCTCCACTCATCATTTCTTTCGGGATGTAAATTCCAATGCAGTCTGATAAAGTTCCAATCATTTGTTCCATTTTCAGCACCTTCCCAAGTTTTATGAAACCAATTACCAACACCATTTGGTGTAGAAAGTGCAATACATTTTCCACCAGTAGATAGTGTCTGTGAAGCAGCAGCCCATATTGTTTCAATTTTATCAATGAAAGCAGCCTCATCTAATATTAGTAATGATAGAGCTTCTGACCTACCAGCCTCTTCACCACTCGCAACTGCTTTTACTTGAGAACCATT